GAAGAAATTAAAAAGATTCAGAAGTTTATCAGAAAACATAACTATGCAGTTTGCACAACTTCTGCTTGGGATGAAATGTATGTTTTACCTGGTGGTCAAAAACTAGATGTATCAAATGATGATATGTCAGAAGTAAAACCAGGAGCTAAGAAAACAGAATTGAAAAAAGCCTTTGGAAAAATGTCCTCTGGTAAAAAGAATTCTAGACCAGTATTGAATAAGTTTGTGGGGATGATTGCCTAGATGAGAATCATTCTCAATAACTATTTTCAAAAGTCTAGTAAACATAGGGGTGATAGGCCCTTGACAAAACCTGTCTCAACCTGTCATAATAGCTACATGATGAGAAAATTAATAAATGAGATAATTCCAAATGAGAATCATTCTCATTTACATTTCAAGTCAAAATTAAATAATGAGATATGTGAGGTATCAATATGAAAAACATAAATGACTTAACCCCAGCTAAAAAAGAGTTTGTGGTTCTGGCTTCTAAAAAGTTCGGTGATGGTGCGATTCTTACAAGGAATCAAATCAACGAATTTGCAAAAGAGGCTGGAGTTCCAGCTCCTAGTTGGTTAAAGAAAAATGAATACAGAGTAGGTCACGGTCAATATCAATTACCGACTGATTCTGTTTCAAGCACATCAGATACACCTGATGTTCCTATGACACCACAGGTAGATACAAGTCAACCTGAGACTAGAGTAAATTTAGTAGTAGATATAGAAACTCAAAATTTGATTCCTAGTCATTTTGAAGGGTTCGTACCTTGGGGTCATTGTTCTACAATTAAAAAGATTATTCAATCTAGAATGTTCTATCCTGTTTTTATCACAGGTCTATCAGGTAATGGTAAGACATTGATGGTTGAAGAATTACATAGTCAATTAAAAAAAGAATTGATTAGAGTAAACATCACTATTGAAACAGATGAAGATGATTTACTTGGTGGATTCAGATTAATCAATGGTGAGACCAAGTTCGTTCCTGGCCCTGTTATTCAAGCTATGGAAAGAGGTTGTACTTTACTTCTAGATGAGTGCGACTTAGGTTCTAACAAGTTACTTGCGTTACAACCAGTCCTTGAAGGTAAAGGTGTCTTTCTTAAAAAGATTAACAAATGGGTTACACCAAAACCTGGTTTCAATGTTATCGCAACTGCCAATACTAAGGGTAAAGGTTCTGATGATGGTAGATTCGTTGGTACTAACATTCTTAACGAGGCATTTCTAGAAAGATTTGCGATTACAATCGAACAACCATATCCTAGTTCAAAAGTTGAGAAGAAAATTATTCTCGGTAGTATGAATAAGTATGGTAAAACAGATGAGAAGTTTGCTGAGAATCTAACTGTTTGGGCAGAAGTTATCAGAAAGACTTTTTATGATGGTGGAGTTGATGAGATTATTTCTACTAGAAGACTTGACCACATTGTTAAAGCTTTCTCAATCTTCAATGACAAGTTAAAAGCGATTGAGTTATGTGTATCAAGATTTGATGAAGATACAAAAGATTCATTCCTTGACTTGTATACTAAGGTTGATGCTGGAGAAGATGTACAAAATATGTCAGATTCAGATGAAGACCTAGATGACCCAGAGGATAATGAAGATACAGATAGTCAATCAGTAAACTATTAGAATTTCAAACTTCATGTTTGATACCTCGGCTGAGGGAATGAAAGTTCCCTCAGTTTTTTTACAAACTATGGGTTTAGTTTGTATAAATAAAAATGTGAACGCCTAATGGGTTCACGAAATTAAACTTTGCTTAACTAAGGAGGTTATTACAATGGTAAAACTAACACATTTTGATATAAATCAATTCACACCTTTTTCGGTTGGATTTGATAGGGTCTTTGATAGACTAGTAGATTATGGAACAACCTACGAAACAGGTGGATTCCCACCATACAATATCAGAAAGACAGATGACTTTAAACATGTAATTGAAGTCGCACTGGCTGGATTTGGTAAAGATGAAATAGAAGTCACTTTAACTGATGGTGTCTTACAAATTAAATCAGCTGATTTAATGACTGATAAAGACCCAAATGAAGGTCTAGTTCATAAAGGCATTGCAAAAAGAGCATTCACTAGAAGGTTCACACTTGCCGATGATATTGAAGTCAAAGATGCGAAACTAGTAAATGGTTTACTTAAAATAGATTTGGAACATATTGTGCCAGAACACAAAAAACCAAAAACTATTAAAGTAAAATAATTAGCAAAAAAAGTGTTAGGAACAGGTTGACAAAATCTGTTCCTTTCATATATAATGGGATGTAATTATGAAAATATTAGGCGATGATGATATGGGTAAAGGTGGTATTGATGTACTCAATACTGAAACTGGTGAATCTACAACAGTAAGAGAAAGAGAAACCGATGGTCCCTTTACAATAGATGACTACAATGAGGTCATGCAAGGTGCTAATGAAACCCAACAAATCAAAAGAGCAGATATGATAAATGCTCAAAACGAGGTCTCAGAAAAACAACAAATAGATACAGGTGAAGAAGTACCAAAGAACCCTGGTGGTATACAGATTGCAATGCGACCAAAAACTGCTGTCAATATGATGCGTTGTCAGATACCAGGTGAAGTTACTACAGAAATAAATGAACATATTGATAATGTAATCATACCAAACAATGTAGACCATTCAAAAGGTTTAGTGGGTCAGATATCACAACACGAAAGGTCAGCACAATTAACTTTCCCACATGAAGATGATGAAGTTGGAGAAATGTTTAGTGGTGTATTACAAAGACTAGCAAAAGAATTTGTTGATAGGTCAATCGGAATTGAATGTGAAACCTCTATGGAATCAATGTGGACAGTTCACAGTTATAATGGTGACTACAATCCCGTACATGACCATGGTACAAGAACACCAATGGGTGTGTCTTTAATTTATTATTTAAAAGTTCCTAGATGTATTGAAAGACTAGGTAATCCCGCTGAAGAATTTGGTGGGTTAAATGAATCATCAGGTAATGTTGATGGGTTTACATATTTAACATGGGGTTCAAATGGGATGCGTGATATAAATATGTTACGACCAATCACAGAGGAATATATAAAACCAGAAGTTGGTACATTGATTATGTTCCCTAGTTGGTTAAGACATGGTGTTATGCCATTCTTTAGTGATGTACCAGATGATGAAAGAAGAACATTTTCTGCAAATATAAACATTAGTCTTAAACAAAGAATAACAGGTGACCATTATAGGAAAGATAGAGCATGAGTTTAAAAGACCTTTCAGATTCTTTAGGCACAAAAAAAGAACAACCTAAACAACAAGAACAAAAACCTTTTGATACTCATGCGCAAATAAAAACTATTCCTGCTTATAAGTTGATGGCGATACAGTTCCCAGATGCTTTTGTAGATGATATTAATAATCATATTGACAATGTTGTTATACCATCAAAAGTTTCTCATTCTAGTCAGTTAGTAGGACAAATTAATAGAAACGAAAAATCTGAACAATATACATTTCCCTTGAATGATGATGTAGGAAAAGATTTCAAAACTGTTGTAGATAGAGTTGCAACTAGTTTACTCAGAGACAAAACTGGTTACAGTCGTGATAGTATTGCAGAGGCTTTTGAGGCATGGACTGTACATAGTTATGAAGGTGATTACAATCCTTTACATGCACATGGTTGTCAAACCCCAGCTGGACTATCAATGATATTTTATTTAAAAGTGCCAAAGTGTATTGAGGAAAAACCTGCAGCAATACAATTACATGAGGCGACAGGTGATATTGATGGTCATACAGGATTAATAACAACGACAAATACTATTCATGATGTTTACAGATTAAAGTTAGACGCACAAGAATATATAAAACCTAAAAAAGGATTTATGATAATATTTCCTAATTGGTTGCAACATTGTGTAATGCCATTTTTCGGAGAAGGTGAACGAAGAACAATGTCTGCTAACTTTAATATTAGAGATAGTCAAAAGACTGTTTCACAATTTAAATCACCAACACTAAATAAAGAACATTAATCGTAAGGAGTATATTATGAAACTAAGTGAACACACAGTTGAAGTGTTAAAAAACTTTGCGACTATAAATCAAAACCTTGTCATCAAGGAAGGTAGTACATTGACAACAATGTCTGCCATGAAAAATATTGTTGCAAAAGCAGATGTAGAAGAATCATTCGATAAAGAAGTTGCAATCTATGACTTGAATGAGTTTCTTGCTTCTATATCATTATTTACAAATCCTATCTTAGAATTTGAAGATGGTTTTGTAACTATCAAAGAAGAAAATAATCCAAAAAATTCTTTAAAGTATTTTTACTCAGACCCATCAGTTGTAACTTCACCAAGTAAAACTATTACTATGCCAAGTAAAGAAGTTTCATTTAAACTAAATGGTGAAGACTTGAATAAATTAAAAAGAGCTGCAGGTGTCATACAGGCACCAGACCTAGTATTAGAAAAGAAAAATACAGATGTATATCTAACAGTTAAGGATAAAAAGAATGATACTGCAAATACATTCTCTTTAGATGTTGATACTGTTGCAGATGGTAGTGACTTTAATTTCTTTTTTAAAGTAGAGAATCTAAAACTTATGGATGGTAACTATAATGTAGATATATCATCTAAAAATATTAGTCATCTAAAATCTACAAATAAAGATGTAGAGTATTGGGTTGCATTAGAACCAGAGAGTAGTTATGAATGATAAAGCATTTTGGTTAGTTTACTTTAGTGGTATAGTAACGGGTTGGTTATTACTATCATTAATAAATGTTGTCTTACACTTATTTTAAAATGAACAAATTGGATTATATATTATGGAAACTTTTTTATGGGTTGAAAAACATCGACCTAAATCTATCAATGAATGTGTTCTACCAGACCACTTAAAAAATACTTTTAAAGAGTTTGTAGAAGATAAACACATTCCTAATTTAATATTATCAGGTGGCCCTGGTATCGGTAAGACTACTGTTGCCAAAGCTATGCTTGATGAAATTGGAGCAACATCATTAGTCATAAATGGTTCAGAAGAATCTGGTATTGATGTTCTCAGAAATAAAATCAAAAACTTTGCCTCTACTGTATCACTTGAAGGTGGTCGTAAGTATGTCATACTTGATGAGGCAGATTATCTAAATCCTCAATCTACTCAACCTGCCCTTCGTGGGTTCATGGAAGAATTTCACAAAAATTGTGGATTCATTCTTACTTGTAATTATAAAAACAGATTGATAGAACCATTACATTCAAGATGTAGTGTGATTGATTTTATTATTCCTAAAGGTGATAAACCAAAACTTGCAAAAGATTTCTTTGGTCGTGTTAAGAATATTCTAGAACAAGAGAATATAAAATACGAACCTAGAGTTGTAATGGAAGTATTAACTAAATATTTCCCAGATTGGCGTAGAACCTTAAATGAATTACAAAGATATTCTACATCTGGTCATATAGATGCTGGAATATTAGTTAATATATCGGAGGTAAATATAAATGAACTTGTGGCTGCACTCAAAGCACAAGAATTTACAAATGTGCGAAAGTGGATTGTGCATAATCTTGACAATGACCCTGTCCGTATGTATCGCCGTATTTATGACAGTCTTTATGAGTTTGCTGATTCTAGCACTATACCTCATGCAGTTCTTATCTTATCTAAGTACCAGTATCAGTCAGCATTTGTGGCCGACCAAGAAATAAATTTATTGGCTTGTCTAACAGAAATCATGGTAGATGTGAAATGGAAATAGAGAATGTTCAATTAGTAAAACCTTTTGGGCCATTAGTTATGATGGCACAATTACCAGAGGGTATAATAAAATCACTTGATGAAATAGTTGATATAATTAAAGATAAAAAAGATATGGGTACCAGACTTGCTGGTATCATAAGGACTGAAAGTGAAATACCACATTCAATGTTAGAGGAAAAAAAAGTCATGAATATATTTCATGCACTAGCTAGAAGTTATGTTGAACAAGGTTATTTAAATGCAGGTTTAAAAAATTTATATGATAACTTAGAAGTTAAAACTCAAATGCAATCTATATGGTCTGTATCTCAATATGAGAATGAATATAATCCACAACACAATCATACACATTGTCAGATAAGTTCTGTTTTATATTTAAAAGTTCCAGCTATGAAACCTAGAAATATACCAGGCAAAACAGATAAAGATGGTCAAATAGAATTTACATATGGTCAAACTGATAGTATTTTTACAACAGGTTCTTTTGTAGTAACACCAAAAAGAGGTATGATACTTTTATTTCCAAATAATTTATATCATCAGGTATATCCTTTTCAAGGTTCTGGTGAAAGAAGAAGTATTGCTTTTAATATGGCGTATAAAGGATTTAGTAAATCAAGTAAAGTACAAGTTGCTGGAGATAGTGTAAATTTATATAATGAAACACATCATGCAGAAACTATACCATGGAAAATTATAGAGAATGGATATCACAAATAATGTATGAGTTAAAAGAATATTTAAATGCAATAAACTATTCCAAAGAAAAACTTATGGATGGTGAGGATGAAATGTGGGAAAAGAAGTATCCTGCGTTCATAGTAAATAAGTGTGTGGCACCATTTCAAGATACTATTTTTCTAGTTAATGAAATGAATATGAATCATCACATGGATAAAAAACTACAATTTGATTTTTTAATAAATAGTCTAAGAAAACGAAAAAGATATACACCTTGGTTAAAGGCGAAGAAGATAAAAAATTTAGAGTATGTAAAAGAGTATTATGGATATGGAAATGAGAAAGCAAAATCAGCTCTTGATATACTAAATGATGAACAGATTAAGACTATCATTGATAGTATGAATAAAGGCGGTAAACATGGATAACAATATTAATTGGACACAGGAGCAGATGTTTGAAGTTCTATTAAAAGAACCTGATGACTTCCTAAAGATTAGAGAGACATTATCTCGTATCGGAGTTGCTTCTAGAAAAGAAAGGAAACTATATCAATCTTGCCATATACTTCATAAACAAGGTAAGTATTATATTGTTCACTTTAAAGAATTGTTTGCACTTGATGGTAAGAATACCAATCTATCAGAAAACGATATTGCAAGAAGAAATACAATAGTTAAACTTTTGAGTGATTGGGGGTTGGTGACTATGAAAGGAACACCAGAACCCATTGCACCACTAAGTCAAATTAAAATCATCGCATTCAAAGAAAAAAATGAATGGATGTTAGAAACTAAATACAACATTGGTAAAAAGAAAGAGGTAGAGTAATGGCGTATTCAGATAAAGTTTTAGACCACTATGAGAATCCTAGAAATGTAGGAGCACTTGATAAAGATGACCCAAGTGTAGGTACAGGTATGGTTGGAGCACCTGCTTGTGGTGATGTTATGAAACTTCAAATTAAAGTAGGTGATGACGGAATCATTGAAGACGCAAAATTTAAAACCTATGGATGTGGTTCTGCAATCGCATCATCAAGTCTTTTGACAGAATGGGTCAAAGGACAAACTTTAGATAAAGTTGAACAAATTAAAAATAGTGATATTGCAGAAGAACTTGCACTGCCACCAGTAAAAATTCATTGTTCAGTTCTAGCCGAAGATGCAATCAAAACTGCGATTGCAGATTATAAAGGTAAACAACAAGCAATGGGTAAATGGCAACCTGAGTAAATTATGAAAAATTTTCAGTCGTTCATCACAGAAGAAAATGTGAATGATGGTGATATACAAATCGCTATCTTAACTAAAGTATCATCTAAAGAAAAAGAAATTGTTGCAAATCAAATCAAAGAATATGCAGATAAAAATAAAATACCTTGTCATATAATTAACACTAGAAAGGCATGGATATCTACAAATGATGTAGAGAGAGGTTTGATTACTGTATCTGATATACAAGGTAATAGAGTAGATTTTAAAATACCTAAAACTATAGTGTTCATTCGTGCAGGAGTTTTAGATGATGAAGTAGGACTTGCATTACTTTCTACTTTTGAAAAGGCAGGTGCATTTATGATTAACAATCGTGACGGAATGCTGACCTGTGATAATAAAATGTCCACATATATTACATTTAATCAATATGGTATACAAACACCAAGAACATCTATTATTAACAATGAGGAATCTGTAAAGGACGCACACAAAAGAATAGGTGGAAAGTTTCCTGTAATTATAAAAACCATTACAGGTACACAAGGTATTGGTGTATCAATCGTAAATGATTATAAAAGTATGATATCTGTTATACAATCACTATGGAAGTTTAACGCAGATTTATTGATACAAGAATTTTTAGAAATGGATTTTGATATTAGGACTATCGTTGTTGATGGTGTAATTATAGCATCTACTAAGAGAATAAAACCAAAAGAAGATTTTAGGTCTAATATACATAGAGGTGCTGATTCAGAACCATATGTATTATCAAAAGAAGAAAAAAAATTAATATTAGATGCATATAGAACTACAGGTGCATACATGGTTGGTGTAGACCATACTATCGTAAATGGAAAGTCATACATTCTAGAGTGTAATGGTTCACCTGGTATTGCATCTAACTTTGGTAATGGTGATGGTGAAAGCACAACTAATGAAAGATTGATTGAAAAAATATTAGACCATGTTGGAAAAGTAAAAAATAGATTTGTGGGTTCTACACAAACTACTGGTTATGTAGAAAGATTAGAGATAGTTGGTCTCGGCCCATATCGTGCTAAGTTTGATACAGGAAATGGAACTAGAGCATCTATGTTTCATGTAGATAAACTTGAAATAAAAGGTAAGACAGCAAAGTGGGAAAGAGATGGTAAAAAATTTACTAACAATATAGTTGGTGTATCTAGACCTGTGCATGTAGACCAAATAGATAAAAGACCAATAGTATTGGTGGATATTAAATTTAACAATACACTTTATAAAGATGTTCCTATAGGATTAACAACAAGAGATTCTAAAAGCACATTCTTAATAAACAGGGAACTGCTAACTAGATTTAAAGTTGCAGTAAACCCCGATAGGAAATTTGTACTCTCTAGTTACATAGAGAGAGGGGATGACAATGATAAAGACAATAGGGAGCCAGAATGATAATTGATGCACTAAGAAAAAAATATGAAGCAGAGATTGCGGCTGCAAAAGCAAATATAGATGTATATCAAAAAAATCCTGCAGGTATTGGTGAACACCCAGACCTAGTTTCTGCAGTAGATTTAGAGATGGTTAAGTTGGCAGATGCAGAGGACAAACTTGCAACATTAAAAAGACATTATGACATACAACCAGACTTATTAAGTGAATAATATTGACAAAACTTGTTGAGCCTTATATAATTATATCATGCAATTTTATACTAATGTAACCCCTTGGGGTAATACTCTACTTGTTAGAGAATATGTGAATGGTGAAAGAGTTAATCGAAAGGTTAAGTATTCCCCTACTTTATTCTGTAAAGTAATTAAAGAGACTAACTATAGAACTCTTGATGGTCAGTATGTGACACCAATCAAACACCAAACAATAAAAGAAGCCAAAGAATGGTTAAAATCTTATGAAGACCAACCACATCTTGTCTTTGGTAATACTTTATTTCAATATAATTATATTGCAGATGAATATCCTAGTTTTGTAAAGTGGGATGTTGATAAAATTCTTATTGTAACTATTGATATAGAAGTTGCATGTGAAAATGGATTTCCAAACCCAGAGAATGCAATAGAACCTTTACTTTCAATTACAATTAAGAATCATCAAAATAAACAGATACTAGTTTGGGGTACAGGTGAATATAAAAATACAAGAGAAGATGTTACTTATATAAAATGTAAAGATGAGAAAATGTTGATACAAGAGTTTTTAACATTCTGGCAAAAGAATCAACCAGATGTTATTACAGGTTGGAACACAGAATTTTTTGATATACCATATCTATGTAATCGTATTAAAAATTTATATGATGAATATGAAGTAAACAAATTATCACCTTGGGGTAATGTATCAGATAGAGAAGTTTATCAAATGGGTAGAAAACATCAGGTTTACGATATTCAAGGTGTATCACATTTAGATTTCTATGACTTATACAGAAAGTTTACATATACCAGTCGTGAGAGTTACAGATTGGACCATATTGCCTCTATTGAGTTAGGTGAGAGTAAAGATGACAATCCATACGAAACATTCCGAGAATGGTATCTAAAGGACTTTCAATCTTTCATTGACTATAATATACAAGATGTTGAGATAGTAGATAGATTAGAGGATAAAATGAAACTGATTGAGTTATGTCTCACTATGGCATATGATGCAAAAGTAAATTATATGGATGTATTAGGTTCTGTAAAATATTGGGATATACTCATCTATAACGAATTAAGAAAAAAAGGTATTGTCATACCACAAAAAGTAGAAAGAAAAAAGACTGAAAGATTTGAAGGTGCTTATGTAAAAGAACCACAAGTTGGTTTACATAAGTGGGTTATGTCTTTTGATTTAAATTCTCTGTATCCGCATTTAATTATGCAATATAATATTTCACCAGAGACTTTAGTTGCTGATAAAAAAGTAAAAGATATAACTGTGGATAAAATGTTAAATAAGGAGGTAGACACTTCAATACTAAAAGATGCAACACTAACACCGAATGGTGCTTTGTTCAAAACTACTCAAAAAGGGTTCTTACCTGAACTCATGCAAAAAATGTATGATGAGAGAGTGAAGTTTAAACAACTTCTGTTGGAGGCAAAGAAAGATTATGAAAGAACTAAAGACCCCAAACTTAAAAAAACAATATCAAAATTTAATAACATCCAAATGGCTAAAAAGATTTCTCTCAATAGTGCATATGGTGCTATTGGTAATAATTGGTTTAGGTATTATAATATTTTGGTCGCTGAAGCTATTACTACAAGCGGTCAATTTGCTATTAGATATATTGAACATTCTCTTAATGGGTATCTTAATAAAATACTTGGAACAAAAGAAGAAGATTATATTATTGCATCAGATACAGATTCGGTGTATATATGCTTTGACAAACTTGTTAGCAAAGTATTCAAAGGAAACGAAGATAAAGAAAAAATCGTGGACTTCTTGGATAAGGTTGCTACAGATAAGATTGAACCTTTTATTGACAAGTCATATCAAGAACTTGCTAAATATGTAAATGCATATGAACAAAAAATGCAGATGAAAAGAGAAGTGATTGCTGACAAAGCTATTTGGGTTGCAAAGAAAAGATATATTTTAAACTCACATGATATTGAAGGTGTTAGATACAAAGAACCTAAATTAAAAATTATGGGTGTTGAAGCTGTTAAGTCATCAACCCCTGCTGCATGTAGAGAAAAAATTAAAGATGCATTAAAAATTATAATGAACGAAGATTCTAAAGTGCTAAATAGTTTTATACAAGATTTTAGAAAAGATTTTATGAATCTAAAACCAGAAATGGTTGCGTACCCACGCTCTGTAAATGGATTAAACAAGTGGACTGAATCACATAATCTATTTAAGAAAGGAGCACCTATACATTGTAAAGGTGCAATATTGTATAATCATCTTGTTAAGGATAGAAAACTACAAGGAAAATATCCTTACATACAAGAAGGTGATAAGATTAAATTTTTACATATGAAAACACCAAACACATATCAATCAACATCAATATCATTTATGACTAAGTTACCAGAGGAACTAAAGTTACATGATTTTATTGATTACGAAATGCAGTTTGAAAAATCTTTTGTAGAACCACTAAAGTTTATAACTGATATTATTCGTTGGCAAATAGATGGTAGTTATGGAACACAGGCAACACTAGAGGACTTTTTCTAATGGGTATCGGTAGTATGATTGTTGCTTGTTTAGTAGGACTATTTCTAGTTGCTATATTGTGGGTATTTTTTAATGAGTAAAGGAAGTGGGAGAAGACCTATGAATATTGATAAAAATCAATTTGATAATAATTGGGATGCTGTATTTAATGGTAAACCAAATGAAAAAATGTTTGACCACATGATGATAGATAAAATTCTGGTAAGTGAGGTAGAAAAATTAGTACCAGATAATGAAGTTGCAGTATTGTTATCTGGTGGTGTTGATTCAATATCTGTTGCATTTGCAGCAGAGAGACTTGGAAAAAAAATAACAGCATATAGTTTTAGATTAGATAATCATGAATCTTATGATTATAATAAAGCAAAAGATATTGCACAAATGAGAGATTGGAAATTTATAGGTATTACCATAAACACTAGTCAGTTAGTAAATGACTTTCATGGGTTAGTACAATTAGGATGTAAAAAGAAAACACAATTTGAATGCACATATCCTTTTTTACATATCTACCCAGAGATAAAACAACAGTATGTTTTATCTGGTTGGGCTGCTGATGGTTATTATGGATTAAGTAAAAAAGCTATGATACATTATAGGGGTGATAACTTTAATGAGTTTAGAGATGATTATTTTAAAAAAGAAAATAGAGCTGGTTACATATATCATAAAAAAGTTTCAAGACTATTTGGTAAATCACTTGTAACACCATATTTAAATGAATCAGTAAAGAAATTTTTTTACAAATACAATCATCAAGAATTAAATAAACCATTTCAAAAACATCATGTCAGAAATGCATTTTATGAATTTAATGAGATAGAAAAAGTAGATAATCATTTAAACTTACAAATAGGAAGTGGTATAACAAAGCTGTTTGGTAAGTTGCTAAATAATAAAGATATTAATTTTAAAAATAGAACAAGAATGTTAGATGTGTATAGAGATTGGCATGAGCTAAATAATACATCAACTCTAGATGATTTTATATGAAATATAAACCATACAATTTAAAAGATGTTGTAAAGGCATCAGAACAAAATAAATTTACAGTAGTATCTACTTTTGCTGGTGGTGGCGGTAGTTCCACAGGTTATAGACTTGCTGGTGGTAAAATATTATGTGTTAATGAATTTGTAAAAGAAGCTATAAACACATACAAAGAAAATTACCCAGACACACCTGTAATGCCAGATGATATAAAAAAACTTACTGCAGAAAACTTTAGTAAATATGGTGATATAGATATTTTTGATGGTTCACCACCATGTTCTGCTTTTTCTGTATCAGGTGCAATGGTACAAGGTAGTCACTCTAAAGGTTGGGGTCAAACTAAAAATTATTCTGATGGTAAGAAGATAGAAAATATAGAGGATTTATTTTTTGAGTTTTTAAGAATTGCAAAAGATTTAAGACCTAAGGTTATCGTTGCAGAAAATGTAAAAGGATTAACTGTAGGTGAGGCAAAAAAATATTATTATAAGATTACAAATACATTTGAAGAAATAGGATATGATGTATCATCTAAAGTTTTAAATTCTGTTCACTATGGTGTTCCACAAACTAGACAAAGAACTATCTTTATAGCAGTCCGTGAGGATGTTACAGAGGCCGTAGGATTAACATTTATGAATATTCAAAGTTTATTCCCAGATGAAAGTAAAGATGTTATTACATTAGAAGATTGTTTGAGTGATATAGAAATAGATAGAAAAGAAGCAGATACACTTATAGAAAAATTTAAAACAACATCACATTACGAAACATGGTTAAAAATGCCAGATGACCCAAACAAGGTTGAAACAGGATGTGATTATCATCCTAAAGGTCATCACTTTAATATGAAAAAAACATCTAGACATAAACCTGCTCCAACAATTACAGCAACAGGTGGAGCAATGCATTGGCATGAACCTAGAGGATTTACTGTAAAAGAAATTAAAAGAATGATGTCATTACCTGATGACTTTAAACTTACAGGTAGTTATAAACAACAAGCAGAAAGATGTGGTAGAATGGTACCACCACTTATGATGAAAGCAATAGCTGAATCAATTTATGAAAAAGTTTTAAAACCATACTACGATAAAAATCCTAGAGAGATTGGTGGTAGAAAAGATGGTTTAGAACCAACTCGTTATAGTGATTGGGAAATGAAAGGAAGGTGTATAGATTTTTAATATGAAATATCAAGCTTATAATTTACAAGATGTTAAAGATGCATCAGCACAAAATAAGTTTACTGTAATATCTACATTCGCAGGTGGTGGTGGTTCTTCTACAGGTTATCGTTTGGCAGGTGGTAATATATTATGTGTAAATGAATTTGTTGAACAAGCAAGAATTACTTACAAAGAAAATTACCCAGATACAATTATTATGCCTGATGATATAAAACAACTTACAGGTAAAGACTTTTTAGAAACTGCTGGAATACAAAAAGGTGAACTAGATATATTAGATGGTTCTCCACCATGTTCTGCTTTTTCAATGTGTGGCACATTAGGAAAATCTGGTTCAAAACATTCTGATGGTTGGGGTAAAACTAAAAAGTATTCAGATAATAAAGTAGTAGAAAATATAGAGGATTTATTTTTTGAGTATCTTAGAGTTGCAGAAGAAATAAAACCAAAAGTTATCATAGGTGAAAATGTTGCAGGTCTTCTTGCAGGTGAAGCAAAATTAAAACTAAATGAAATTGTAAACACATTTGAAAAAATAGGATATGATGTATCATATAAAATTTTAGATGCATCTCATTTTGGAGTGCCACAGTCTAGAAGGCGAGTAATTTTTATTGCTGTTCGTGAAGATGTAACTGAGGCTATAGGATTAACATTTATGAACATAGCAAGTATTTTCCCAGAAGAAAGTAAAGATGTAGTTACGGCAGGAGAGGCCCTAGACGGATTAGAACTAGACCCAGAAGAAGTAAAATGGTGTACAGAGACTTGGTTAAATTCTGCACACTATAAAGATACGGCATCTCTCATGCCAGATGACCCAGATAAAGTATTAGGGGGAAATGACTTTCATCCTAAAGGATGGCATTTCAATGTTAAAAAGATGTCTAGACACCATCCAGCCCCTACAATTACAACAAATGCAGATGTTTGCCATTTTATTGCAAAAAGAAGGTTGACAATTCGTGAAATAAAGCGTATAATGGCACTACCAGATGATTTTATAGTGACTGGTTCTATGTCACAGAAAATAGAAAGATGTGGTAGAATGGTACCCTCATTAATGATGAAGGCCATTGCTGGGGCTGTCTATAAGAATGTAATAGAACCATATAATGAATGGAGTAAAAATCATGTCTAAAAATTATGACTTTACCTTTGCTCAAAGAGAGGAAGGTTTTGATGACCACATTGAACATTCTATTCGTGGATATACAAACTTACTAGATGACATAGTTAGTCTATCTAGAAACTTTGTAGAAGATGAAACGAATGTAATTGATATCGGTTGTTCAACAGGAAAATTAACAGAGGCCTTTGTAAAAAGTAATCAACATTTTTGTAAGTATGCAAATTATATTGGTATAGAACTTGCTCCTAGTTTTTTTAATGAACTTGATGCAAGACATGAAAGAATGAAAAATGAATACTATTGGGCAAATGTTGATTTTCAAAAGAAAGATGTTCGTGGTTACAAGTTTGAAAATTGTAGTTTAGTAACATCAATATTTACATTACAGTTTATGCCTAGAAAGGATAGATTTGATGTATTACAAAATATTTACAATGGACTAAATTTTGGTGGTGCTTTTATTTTCGCAGAAAAGACAGTTTGTGATGATTCAAGATTACAAGAAATGATAACTTTTAATTTTTATGATTACAAAAGAAAACATTTTGAGGCATCAGATATTTTAGAAAAAGAAAAGACACTAAGAAATATGTTGAAACCTAATACATGGAAAGAGTTAGAGGGTATGTTACAATGTGCTGGATTTAAAACTGCTCAACCATTCTGGCGTAATCATATGTTTGTTGGTGCAATTGCAATTAAGTAGGGGAAAATTATGAATGACTTTTTAAAAGATGTTATTAAAGAAACAGGAAACGAATATGCTGGAATCGTTTCAGAAGGTGTAGAGGCTGGAGATGTAGAAGATTTTATTGATACAGGTTCTCATGTCTTCAATGCATTACTATCAGGTTCACTCTATGGTGGACTTCCACAAAACAAGATAACTGCTCTGGCTGGAGAAAGTGCAACAGGAAAAACTTTCTTTCTTATGGGTATGGTTAAAAACTTTTTAGACCAACATGAAAATGGGGGCGTTGTATATTTTGAATCAGAAAGTGCAATCACTAAACAAATGGTTGTTGATAGAGGAATAGATGCAAACAGAATGGTGATAATGCCAGTAACAACTGTACAAGAATTTAGACATCAAGCATTAAAAGTATTAGATAGATATATGCAACAAGATGTAGATATACGAAGACCTCTCTTTATATGTTTAGATTCACTTGGTATGTTATCTACTACAAAAGAAGTAGAAGACACCGAGGCAGGAAAAGAAACTAGAGATATGTCAAGAGCACAAGTTTTAAAAGCTGCATTTAGAGTTTTAACTTTAAAACTTGGAAAAGCAAAAGTACCAATGGTTGTAACGAATCATACTTATGATGTAATTGGTTCAATGTTTCCGTCTAAAGAAATGGGCGGTGGTAGTGGATTAAAATATGCTGCCTCTAGTATTGTTTATCTCTCTAAGAAAAAAGAAAAAGATGGCACTGAGGTAATTGGAAGTATTGTTCATTGTAAAAATCATAAATCTAGATTAACGATTGAAAATAAAATTGTTGATGTTCGTTTAACTTATGATAAAGGACTTGACAAATATTATGGATTATTAGACTTGGCAATCAAACATGGAATCTTTAATCAAGTATCAACTCGTATTGAGTTACCAGATGGTACTAAACAATATGCTAAAACAATTAACAATGACCCAGAAAAATATTTTACAGATGATATCATGAAACAACTTGAAGAAGCTGTAAAACAAGAATTTAAATATGGCAACGATACTGAATAATTGTTGTACACCATTATTCTTAGATTTTTTAAAACATCAAATTACAAAGTCTAGAAAATGGAACTTCAATTATCCTATGGGTAAACCATTTGAAGATAAACATGCAAAGATTGATATCATACAAGGTGATACAATGCATGATGAATTTTTGGCTGGTGTATCTATGAGTTTACTAATGATGATTCATGAAAAAGCAAAACAACAAAATATCAATGTTCCCCTAGACCTATTGTTTTGTGGTGTGTCTATGAAAGATAAACATAGAGAAGATAATATACACACAGACCATGAAAAAGATGAACTGCAAGATACACCAATCATTAAAGTATTAGGAATACTAAATTCAGATTGGAATCATGAAACCGATGGTGGTGGATTTGAACATGGAAATGATGTTCATAAATTAGAGGCTGGAGACTTTATTGT